GCTACATAAAAAAGGTGTATCGACCGATGGTTATTTTGAAAGTGTTGGCGGAAAAGATTGGAAGAAAAGAAAAAACCTTGTAAACGCAATTCAAGGACTAAACACAAAAGCTCAGCGCATTACCAATCCAATGTTTGATAAACTCGGAATGGACAAGCAGACAGGAACATACCGCACGTTTGCCTACGACCGTATTGATGGGTTTACCGACCTTACTGGTGATATGGTTATTCCTTATGGAAACAATGCTTATTATACCTTGAAGGCAAATCTTATGCCTCAAGCTCCACGAATCAATGTGAAGGGAGAGATTGTTAAGGATGCACCAAATGTTCGGCTTATGCCTAATGTAGCAGTTGTCCCTGAAAGATTTACTGGTTCTTCATCAGACATTAACCGTAGAGGAAGATACGTTGAACCTCCTGGATTCTTCAAGAAATTCAATATTGATTCATATGAAAGAGGAGGAAGGTTTTTTGATGCGGATAGTGGTCAAGATTTAACTGGTAAAAAATACGCTCTTGGATCTATTGATGTATCAAGCGGTAAGCCTAAGTTATTTGTTGATGATTTAGCTGAAAATGTTGTATCTGGTGCTAAGTTTAAAACAAATTTATTTAAGCAAAGTGCAGGATGGAAATGGACTTCAGAGAATCCACCTCCTACAACAACAGTTGTATCTGTTGAAGGACAAGGAAAACACGTTTATTCATTGAAAGCTAATTTTGAATCTGGAGTAGAACTTGCTAGGTATTCAGAAAAAGTAAGTGAACCTAGATTAAGACCTACTGCATATGGAGAGCTAAAACTTGGAGAAAAAGTAGGGGAAATATCAATTCGAGGTAAAGCTCACCCAGTATATGAATCGGTTGGAATTATACCAAAAACTAAAGATAAATTAAAACAGATGCCTCAAGGTGAAACAAAAGCAAAACCAACAAGCTCACCTCAAAAACTACCACAAAAGAAAAAATTTGATAATAGTGTTGCAACTGGGATTGCTGGGGCTTTAGGTAGTTCTGGTGAAAAACAAAATGAGCGATGAACAACTCCAGAAGCTAAAAGAAAACTACTACGATGACCGCCCTGATAAGAGCGAGTGGTTTCTTGAAGTTAGAGAACGTGCGAAGTCACTTGCTCGTAATAATGTCGAGCATTATGCTCCTCACAAGGCTGCGTTGGCTTTATTCCTTTTAGCTCAAGGAGCAAGGATAACCGAGATCTCCAAGAAAACTGGACTAGGCAGGGATGTTATCCGTGGGCTAGAGTGGAGGCATACAGATACCCTAGAAACGAAGCGTAAGGAGTTCTCTATGCGTTACGCCATCGCAGCGCAGGAATACACTGATTTGCTATTTGAACGTGCTACACAGCTATTTGACGACCCAGACAGCCTTGCTAAGATTTCACCTGAGAAACTAGCGATTACTGTTGGCATCCTTACAGACAAGGCAGCACAGCTTACTGGTATGGCAACTACTGTCGTAGAGCATCGCAAGGGAGCTAGCCTAGATGATGCTGCGAATCTCATCAATGAAGCAAGATCACGCATTGCCAAAGGTAAGGTAGTTGAAGCTGAGTTACTATGATTTGGAGATCGCATCAAATACTTACTCCTCCAACAGACGAGGAAATAATCCAGATGACACCAGAAGAGGTGTTGTCAATACATCGTATTTATCACGAAGCTATTGAAAACGCTGAGAAAGACCCATATCAATATGGTTTCCGTTTGCCTCACTGGACAAAAGCAGAAGAACAACTACATGAGGTTAATGAAATCCTAGCACTCGGAGGTAACAGGTGTCTCGCTCCAGAGCAAGAGATTTACGACCCAGTTAGTAAGCAAAGTATTGCTGTCTCAAAGATCAAAGGCAGCTTTCATGTTCTCGCTTGGGACGGGGAAAAACAGATTCAATGCCGTGCGTTACAACCATTTGTAAAGACTGTTGCCAAGACATACCAAGTGATTCTAAGAAACGGTGACTCGTTTCAGTGTTCGGCGGAACATCAAGTTTCAACTCCTTTTGGATGGCGTTCCGTAAAAGACATAGGGATCGGCGGAGTAGTTTCGATTCTTCAGAAAGATTCATCTTTCCCTTGTTCTTCTGGCCTTCAAGGATTCTCTTCTTTCCTTCCACACTCCAACACGGCTTCAATCCTTTCAAGGTTTCGGCTAAATGCTTTGCGTTGGATTCAAAGACTTCAAGATTCTCTATCCGATTGTCCATCTTCATCCCGTTTTTATGGTGGACAACTTCCTTCCTTAGAAGAAATCGACCCAAATGTTCTTCCATCACAAGACGATGCTCCAGAATATAGTGGGTATGTTTCTTTGCTTGCGGGTGACCAGGAGAGTAAACTTCTACATAGCCGTCCTTATTCACAATCCGTCCACCTTTCCAACCCTTATGAAGTGATCCGCTACGAGGGCCACTCCGAGGCATCGGAATCTTGTGTTTCTTACAGAGTTTCGAAACCCCAGCAGTTGACCATTTTTGACCGCATCTTTCAAACGCTAGGTCGGAAACTTCTTTCAATGTTTTCCCTTGTTCGATCAGTGCCTTTAATTCCTTGCCTGATACAACGTGTTCTAGTATTTTTTTCATCGGCACTGACAATGCCATGGGAAACAATTATCGTCAAGGTTTATGATAAACCAGTTAGCGAGATATGGGACATTGAAGTTCCCGAAACTGGCAATTATTTTATTGGGGATGTTCTTCAGAAAAATTCGGGCAAAACTCAATGGGGTGCATTCTCTGTTGTCCGTGCTGCGGTTGAGAATCCTAACTCTGAGATATTCTGCTTTGCTCAAACGTCTGAGGTATCTATTCGCCAGCAACAAAGTGCGGTATGGGCTTGGCTTCCAGAGTATCTAAAAACAAAGTTTACCAGTGCAAATGCTTATATTTCCTACAAGAAGAAAACAGGCTTTACTGATTCATCGTTAATTCTTCCGAATGGTTCACAGATCATCTTTAAGACGTATTCACAGTATCAGAACAATCCTACAATCCTAGAAGGTGCAGAGCTTGGTTCTAGGAATCCCGTGTGGCACAATATAGGCGTATGGCTCGACGAATACTTACTTGGCCCTGAACTGATAAATACGTTGCGATTCCGACTTGCAACTCGTAACTCAAAGATGCTGGTTACGTTCACCCCGATTGATGGGTGGACTGAAGTAATCAAAGAATACCTAGATGGTGCTACAACCATTGAGAGCCGTAAGGCAGAACTACTGAACAATGAACTTGTCCCGTATGTCCAGAAGTCTAAGAAACTCAATGCCTCCGTGCATTACTTCCATTCACAGGACAATGCTTTTGGTGGATATGACCGCATCAAAGAGACGCTGAAAGGAAGAACACGGGAAGAGATTCTGATTCGTGCTTACGGTGTGCCAATGAAGTCACACGCCACAAAGTTCCCTAAATTTAACAAAGTGGTTAACGTAGTCGATCCCGACAAGATTCCTAAAACCAACATTACAAGGTATCACGTTATTGACCCAGCAGGATCAAAGAACTGGTTCATGTGCTGGATTGCCGTGGATGAAACGGGAACGATGTGGGTTTATCGTGAATGGCCTGGAGTTGACGTGGGTGACTGGGCTGAATGGCGAAATGGTAAGTGGATGCCTGGAGAGGGAGCCAAAGGGCAAGGATACGGTATCCGAGACTACGTTGATCTTATCGAGGAGATGGAAGGTGAAGAAGATATTTTTGAGAGGTTAATTGACCCAAGACTTGGAGCTGCAAAGTATCAAGTGCAGGATGGTTCATCTTCGATTATCGAGGATTTGAACGATGCTGGTATGGTTTGCATTCCAGCTCCAGGGCTTGAGATTGACGACGGACTGCAAGCATTGATTGGGAAAATGGCGTGGGATACTTCTAAGCCATTAGATTCCGTCAATCGACCACACTTCTACATCAGTTCTGATTGTGAGAACATTATCCAAGGGTTATCTGAATACACTGGAGACGGTGGATTAAAAGAAGCATGGAAGGATGTGATTGACGTTTTACGTTACGCAGCAATCTCTGGAATAGATCACGTTGACAATTCCGTCAGTTTAGTTACAACTCAAGGAAGCGGAGGCTACTAAGATGAGCGCAAAAAAAGAACCAAAGAAACGAGGACGGCCAGCAAAGGTCGTTGAAGATGTTATTCCAGAGATTTCAGAAGCTCCATTAAGAGCTATGATTTTAGGCACTTGTAACAACCCAACATGGGTAAAGGGTCGAATTGATGGATTTAGCGTTAATGTCAAAGTTCCTGCTCAAATGGCAAGACGCTTGATTGGAAAACAAGTTAATGTTATCCTTGTTAATTCCGACCTTGGAGATTACTACCAATATACAGCATGAATGATATTCAACAATTAGAAGATGAGTCCCTTATCTATGTAGACAAGGAGCCTGATATTGGTGCGCTTGCAGACGCTTACGATACCTGCTTAATTGATTTAGACTATTACTTTGAATCATGCTTACGTTCTTACAATGACCGTAGGAATATCTGGGATGGTAAATCTGATGATCTTCGCAAAAACGGAGCAAATGCTTTCCCATGGCAAGGCGCTTCTGACCAAGAGGTAAACGTGGTTGGTGAACGTATTGATATGTATGTATCTTTGTTTGACCAAGCATTAGCACGTTCACACATTAAAGCCTTCCCAACATCAATGGCTGCAATGCCTAAGGCTGCAGTTGTATCTGGTTTCCTTAAATGGATGCGTTCATCTTACATTCCAGACTTTAAACGTCAGATGGAACTTGGCGGTAACTACCTAATGGAAAAGGGAATCATGGTTTCCTACGTTGGTTGGAATCGTGAAAAACGTTCTTATCTTCAAAGTGTCAGCCTTGAGCAGATTGCCGAATTATCTCCAGACCTTGTTGAGCTTATCCTTAGTGGGCAAGATGACCAAGTTTTGATTGACTTGATGCAGGAATCCTTCCCAGAGCTTTCTACTAAGAGAGCTAAGAAAGCAATCAAAGACCTTCGCAAAATGGGTGTGGCAGAAATCCCACTTCCCCGTCAAACGGTTGACTGCCCAGTTGTCTATGCTTGTGCGCCAGATGGTGAAGTAATGTTCCCATCTTATATTTCCGATCCACAACGCGCACCATATATGTTCTGGCGAACATTCCTCACGGCTCAAGAGCTAGAGAAGAAAGTAGCCAATGAAGGATGGGATAGAAAATGGGTAGATAACGCTATTGAAACGCTGCGTGGTAAAGATTCTATGTATCTCGATGGCGAGAAGGTTAAGACTCAGACTCGCTTACCAATCACTGATGACAATGACCTCGTTATGATCGTGTATGCGTATCAGCGTTTAATTGACGAAGAGGATGGTTCCGAGGGTATTTACTGCACAGTTTTTCACCCACAGACAGATGGTTACGCCAAGCATGAACTATTGAATGGATACGATGATTATCCATTTGTAGTCACGCGACTTGCCAATGACCAAAAGAGAATGTATGAGGTGCAAACTTTCTCCGATATTCTCCGTGGCCCACAAATGCAAATCAAAACAGAGCGTGACAGTCGCATTGACCGAGCATCTCTTGCTACTCTACCTCCTATTATGC